CTAAGTCCATCCACCCTGTTGATAGTCCTTTATGCTCAGGCTTATTATATAACTCAACTGCATCCTCAAGAACATCCTCAATTAAGACAACCCCGTCTATTGGATATGGGAATGCCTCACTTACTATATCTACTATCTTGTCTTCTCCATACTTAGTAAGCACTTCATTCATATCCTTACAATCGTGAGGAAACTCAACTTTACAGCACTTTTCACGCCCTATACGCCTAGATAATTCATCCCTCAGATGTTGACCTGCCTTATCTGAATCTGTGCATAATATGACCTGTTTAGCCCCCATTAAATGCTCTTCAGCAGATAATAAATAACTAAACTTTTTATCACTAGGATTTGAGTTAGGTGCTGTTGCTCCGTCAGGCACAGAAACTACATTAGTAAATCCAGACTGAACCATTGACAAGGCATCCATTTCTCCTTCTGTAATTATAATAGTCTCCATCCCTTTCATATAGTCAAATCTATAAAAGCATTTCTCTGCATTCTTTTCTTGCCTGAATCTCTTATCTGCTGTCCTAGATTTAATATTAACTACTTCACCATCCTTATAGAAGGGAAATTGTATCCAACGATTCTTATATCCTATCTTGGCATCATCAACAACTGCTCTTGTGATACCTCTATCTTCAAACCATTGATATACATTCTCAGGTAAATTAGTTGTGGGTGGCTTAGGTTTTATGACAGGTTTCACCTTAACTTCTTTTTTTACTTTCTTCAACGAGCCTTTCCACCCACAATGATGACAATGCCATACTCCTTCATCTATGTTTACCGATAGACATTTGTCTTTAGATTTTCTTCTACCATTTGAACACTTAGGGCAAGTGGTCTTTTCCTGTCCCGATGTGTCCCTTAAAAATATTCCGTTCTCCTCGAATGTCACTTGTTCTCCTATCTACTAGAGTTAAACTTGAATTTATGATGCAAATTTTGAAACTTAGTATATCCATTCTCTGCTTTATTCCTAAGATGTCTAAGATTTAAAATCTTTGATGAATAAAATGAATCGTGAAGTGCATATCTCATAGTATCCCTAACATCTTCATATGTGTTACCATCTTTCTTTATGAGGTCGTATAATGTATTAATACTTCCATTCACTAAGTTAGTATCTTGTTGCCATCCATCTCTAATCATATTTGGGAATCTTCTGTTTTGAGTAGTATAAAATTCATAAACAATTGATTTTAATGCCTGTTCTTGTTCATCATTTATAGTGGCATATGTATTTAATTTTTCTTTATTGATGTAAACTTTATTTACTTTGTTATTATGTAATAATAACATTTGTCTCTCATTTACAGGGGTTTTGCCACTTTCTAAAGGAGAATCTTCATTGCCCTCTTTAATTTTTAGAGTATGGGTGTTTTCAGAGGTTTCCTCTACCCCTGGTCGCAAATTTAAAGGGGTAGGAGTAATATACCTTTTTATAAACTTCAAAGTTCCTTGCTCGTATTCCATATCAACAAATATAAAATTATTAACCCTAAGTTCAGTAACGCACTTTGAAATAGTTGTTTTTGTGAGTCCCAATTTTCTACTAAAATAGGCATTTGTTTTTATGCATACTCCATTGCTTTCTAAACAAGCTGTAACTTCTGAATATACTAATTTACTATTAGGTTTTATTTTGTCACAATGCCTTACTTCTCTTGGTATGATACCATAATATCCGCTATCCATTAGTCCTCCAAATGGTTTGTTATGTATTCTAGTTCATCTGCCCAATCTTCACTATCTTCATCTGAGTAGCAATCTGACCACTCTTTACATTCTGAACACATACCCATAATATGAGTATATTGGTTCTGTAAGCTTTCTTCGTGATTTGGAATAGGTCTTTCTTCCATATATGTGATAGTTGGGGCATCACAACACTCTGTTAAATAATAATCACTCATTATGTCTCCTTTTATAAAGGGGGGAGTAAAAGGAAAAATCTCCCCCCAATAAGAGTGGAAAATCGAGAAACCACTCTATGACAATCAAAATCCCACCACTGGTTTTACACAGCGATTATAGTAATCACACTCTCCGCCCTTAGCAACGACACAAGGTTTATCTGCATATGCTTTATCAACCCACTGTTGCAACTTGCCACCTATCATAATACCTGAACATTTAAATCCAGTATTATAATTGGCACACTCTTTTTTTACTGCGTTTGCTAGAGTCTTTTCCTCTCGATTCATTCGCAACATCTTTAGTCCTTTTTTTTGGTTTGAATGGAAATGGCATTAATTATTAATCCTTTTATAAATATATTTTGTAGATAGCCCTTGCTAATATAAGCATTAAAAGCCTTCATAACAAGGGCTAAATAACTACTACGCTTGGACTCCATCAACATAGTCAACACTGTCAACCATATCTAACTCATCCCTAACATCGCACTCTTTTACAAAGGCATCTTTTATATGATTAATATACCTTAGTATATCTTCAGGCTCATTATAAAAAAAGCACTTAAAATGTCTAGCTAGCAAGTGAGTTAATACAACTGGTGTAACCTCTGTTGTTATTGCTCGACTTCTTTCTTCTCCGTAACTCTCTTCAACATCAGTCATTGCATTTCCTATTGCATCATTTAATTCAGTGCAATCAGATATGAAGTCCTTCTTTTTATTTTCATAATAACACATTTACGTTCTCCTTATTTTGTTAAAATTTTAACATTTTATTCTTCTACTATTTTTATTACTTCTTGTCCTAAACATCTAGGGCAAGTCTTCTTTTCTTTTCCGTAAGATGGAAAATCTTTAAACCACTCCACAGTATAAATGTGAATATTTTTATTATTTCTTCTACTTCTGTTCATAACTATTTCGTAACAAGCTCTGCACTCAGTACAAAACTTTACGCATTGGTCAGTATAAATACCCTCTCCTTCCATTCCTGACTTTAACCTATGCTGATGTGCAAGTGATATATCCATTTCTGTACTAGGACATTCAGCCGATGTGATTTTAACTCTTCCCATTACTCCTCCTCTTTATAACCTAAGTGTCTTCGAATTGTAGCATTTAAACCAAGTGATTTATTTCTGTAATAGTCTCTCTCATATTCTGCCACATCAAGTTTGGTCTTTAATATAACTGCATAAACAGTAGGCAACATTATAATCAGACCAAAAAATATACTTTCAAATATAGTCATTAGTTTATATTCTCCTTTTTGTCATTTAACACATATCTCATTTTCTTTATGTTTATATCTACTCTATCAGAAATTGTATTGTCTACAATATCAATCGGATAAATACTATCATATAAAAAAGCAAATACTGGCAATTCTGAATCACAACTTTCAAGAATCTTTATTAATTCTTTAACTTTCATTGTTTTTTCTCCCACTGTTTTTTAATATACTTTTTAATCTCTTCTATAAAAACTGTGTTTTTTGTATATCCTTTTTGGTGTGTCCATTCATCATTGCATATATGGTCATTACATAAATCATCATCTAGGTTATCAATAAATTGTTCTGTACCAAAGAAATCATAATCACAATCTTTACAAACCATTTTAATTTCTATCATTGTTTTTTCTCCCACTCTTTTAACATTTTCCTTGTCTCCTCATCTATTTCGACTGTCAAAGGTAGTCTGTCAGCTACTTTCCTAGACCACTCCTCAACAATCTTCATCATCATTGAATGCTGTATTCCCCAGTCATCTTCTATATCTGCTATAACTCCATCTAAAATAGAATCTAGTTTGTCCGCTATGTCAGGATATAAATTGTCAAATATAATATCTTGTTCTGTTATCATTGTAAGTTCTCCTCTAATTAACCAAACTTTTAATTGTTGAAATTAGATGCCTTTCTTTAGGGTGATTATCCTCTAAAAAGAATTGACATTGTTTTAGCTTGTGTAACAATTTATCTTCTAAGCTGACCCTATCTTCCGTTTTTACGCTGAAAGAAAAATCTAATTCCCCTTCCATTTCAGCGTTTTCCAAAACATCTAATATCTTTTGTTTTTGCTCTTCTGATTCTATTGTTATTGTAAGTTCCATTTGTAAGTTCTCCTTAAATTGAGTTTCAAATTATAGTGCTTATTTATAAGAGTCAAGCTTTATTTTTTCCATTACCTTTTGAAATTTATTTGCCAAAATTCTTGAATCAATGTCATTAACTTTTTGACCTCTATGATTAAATTTTACTATGCAAATCCGTAAGGCTTTTTTAATTAGTTGTAAATCTTTCTTATTTAGTTTTGTCATTTCGCTTTATTTCCCTTTATTTATAATCCTAATTCTCTAACGATTTTACCTAGCAATTCATAATCTAATTTATAAATTCCTACTTCCTCACATCTTTCTATTACCTCTTTTCTTTGTTGAGCAGTTAGGTAATTCAAAAATGCTTTTGCTTCCAATGTTATTTCTATTTCCATTTGCTTAATCCAATCCCTCTACAACATCTAGTTTTTCCCCTAGCTTTTTGATAGCATCTTCAAAAAAAGAACTATCAAAAAAACAAAGTTCAATTACTTTTTCGTTGTCAAGATAAATATAAATATAATCTTGACCTCTATCGATTAATCTTGGGTTAAACCTTACGCAACTTATTTTCTTAGGGTTTAAAAATATTTTTTCCCCATTTTTAGATATGTTTAAATAAAACATTTTATCTCCTTTTATTTATAAGGGGGCAAGTCTCCTCGCCCCCTCGGTTAGTTATAGAATCTTACAGTCCTTTTATTTATAATACTGATTCTGGGTTTCGATGTAGAACCCATTCTCCGAATTCCATATGAATCACATCTTCATCAGTGTCAGAAAGGAATTGGTCTTCAAGTTTAAGATATAAAAATCTACCTTTTTTTCTAATTTGTAATTCACATAAATAATCTAATGTACTGACCAAATTAGATTCTATAGACCTATAATGCACCCAGTCTGAACTTTCTTTGCTAGGCATTAGAGACCTTAAAATATCTAATGCTTGTTTTACTTTACGGATTTCTTGTTCCATATTATTTTCCTTTTATTTAACGTATAAGCTTACATAGGCTACAAATTAAAGTCAAGACTTTTTTTAAAAAAATCCCTGTAAACCCATATATTGCTATAGTTCCACCGAGAATCTTGTCCGTATTTTGCCCCTAGAAGCTCGTAAAAAACTTTTTTAATACTAACTATCGCTTAATTAAAAAGATTCCAAGAAACCCCAAAATATCGCAAAATCAGCGAATTGACCTAAAAATCCAAAAGTCAAGAACTTTTTTTCTCTCAAACTAAAAAAACTTTTGTCAAGTCTTTTTTTCATTTTTGTTAAAAAAATAATTAGAGTGTTTTAGCAAAAGTCAAGAGAAAAATATAAAAAAAATATTTCTTGACAAATATAATTTTTTGTTTATAAATTTGGGCTTAATTATAATGAGACTCAATCTCAAATATAAATTATAAATATAAATATAAACGATAATGAGACTCATTCTCAATAGTTATTGAGACTCAATCTCATTTGCTTATTGAAACTCATTCTCATTAAGAACTTGATAATGAGATTCATTCTCATTAAGGTTTCTTATTGAGACTCGTTCTCAATAGTGAGAATTTGCTCTTAAATTTGCCTAAAATCGAGCTTTTTTAGTCTAGCCTTAGTGATGTATGTCTAAAGTAAAAAAACGCCGTTTTTGGGCTATTTAAACGGCAAAAATTGCAACTATCAAAACGGCACAGCCTAAAATTAAGGCTGTTGTGAATGTTGCCATAATTGATATTACAAGTATCTTTTCGAATGTTGTTTTAATCATTGTTTTTAGTTCCTTTTTTCACCCAAAAAGCCCGGTGGATGTGACCGGGCTATATTGGTTTGATATGGTAGGTTTTTAATGAATAGGGATAACTATCTCCATATCTCCGAAAATATCATTATTTCCGCAAGCGTGACCAATTGAAGTGCAATCTCCGCATTCACCCGGACATATGAAAATCTTCTTTTTGAATTGTTTCCTAATTTCTGAAATCTTACCTTTAACGGCTGTAAAATTTCCACGAACAAAATTCAATTTTTGTAGGATAGGTTTCAACATATCAAACTTTCCTCCGTTACTAAGATTTAAAACGTAGTTTTCAGGAAATTTAAATCCATTGTCGTGTAATTCCAGAAAAAGGTTTAAGCTCTTAGAGTATCCGTATGTTTTCAAGACCGGGAAGTTACTTAAAAGATTCATCCAATTTTTTATATCATCAATTGTCTTGAAATCTCCGTCAACGTATAGTCTAAAATCTACCCGTGATTTATTCCTAAATTTTGAGCTAGTTAAAACTTTAATTAATTCAATTTCTATTTTTCTAAAATCATTCATTAATAGAGTATTCTGTAACTGTCCAAAAAAAACAGCCGGATACCGCCAGCCCTTTAACGAATAGCAATAAGCTAAACAGTCCAAAGCTCCGGGACAATTCACAACGGGCAACGTTGAAAACGTTAAGAAGGGAAGTTTTTTGTTTCCTACCTTAAAAACGTTAAACGGCAATTGACCGCCGAATTCTAACCAGTTAACGAATTTATCTAGGTAATATCCATTAGTGCCGGTTTTATGAGTTTCTCCGGTTTGTAATGATTTTAGATAGGTTAACAATTGCACCGGGTCAATACTTAACCGGGCTATTTTCATTTTTATTTTATTAGTCAATTTCATTCTATTTGCTCCTCATAGACATCAATTCAATTACAGCCCTGTCTTTTTCTGTTATGTTATGAACTGTTAAATTGCGTTGTATTATGTCTTGTTTTGTCATTTTCATACTTGTTTTATGATATCCCCTTTCTACTGTGCCTTGGTCATCTGTGGTAATTAAAGTCACATCCTTTAAAGGGTAATATTCATCACTATTTTGAGATGGTAACCAACTAAATATTTGTGCATTGGTTAGATTAATTTGAGTTAGATTTATTTTTTTCATTTTGTTTTATTCTCCGATTTTTAAAGCTTTATCAATAGGAACTAATATCAATTCTATTCTTCCATCATCTCCAAAAATTTCAACTATTACTTTTTCCATTGTTTTAATTCCTTTTGTTTAATTAATGATTAATTAAAAATAGTATCTATATTTAATTATGTCAATAATTTTATTTAATTAAATTTAGCCGAGCTGATTCCTAGGTACATACTACTAAATAGGCAATAAGTCAATAACTTTCTATATAGGCACTAAAAATTTAATTGAATGATTTTTTGAAATGTCAATAGTTTTCTTGGACTTTTATTTCTATAAGCCCACATACCCCACAATGTCAAGGAAAAAGATTTATT